AGAATCTATAGATTTACGTGATATAGCTGAAGAAATAGATGTTCCAGAGTATACCTTTTCACAGCCAAATTATTTACGAGATATGCAGGACCCCAGAGATATCCCCGATCCCCAAGATCCGGAACCTTCGACGGAAGCTTTACTGGGAGATAATCTTGACCAACTTATGCGATACTCGCGCTTATCAGGATATAGAGGTGATCATTTTGTCAACAACTAATGTAACGGGTAACCCCTATAACATTACACTAACTGGGGATACTATTATAACTCCAATATACGAGCCGATCATTGCAACTGGCAGTGTTACTTGGAAAAGAACTTGGGACAGTACTTGGACAGAAACCTTAACTATACCC